CGTTTAAGTTTATTAAATTACTAATATAATAATAAAATATAAACAGGTATAAATATTTTATGTATTAAATACATATGTCTACTGATTTTTTATACAATATACCTGATTTTACAAGCGTAAAAAATGACGGATTTGTCTTTAATCTAGAACAAACGGTGTTAGATATCATACAGAACATCTCAAATCAGGTGGGTGCTCCCGAATATATCAGAACACCACAGTTTTCAAAACAGAAATATGACAAGCGTAATAATACCGATTGGGAGGAGGCGAGGAATTTCAAGGTGACCACATTTGAAGAGAAAACAGGTGTAAAACTCCATATTGATAATATTCGCAAGCATCTTAATAAGATAACAGCAAAAACATACGATGTAGTTTCCGTTAAAATAATCGAGGAGCTGACTTCAATCACTGAAAGAGATGTTTCGGATAATTCGGAAGATTCAAAGGTTTCCGATGATAAACTATATACCGAAATAGGCGATTCTATTTTTACCATCGCTAGCACAAATATGTTTTATTCGCACATATATGCTCGCTTATATAAGGATCTAATGGATAAATTCTCTTTTATGAAGGATATATTCGATAATAACTTTACAAAATGTTCAGATGTGTATAAAACCATTGAATATTGTTCCCCTAATGAAAATTATGATAGATATTGTGAAATAAATAAGGCTAATGAAGCGAGAAGGTCTATCAGCATGTTCTATATAAATCTAATGAAACTTAACGTGATTCCAGTATCATCTATTGTTAAAATAATACTAGGTGTTCAACACTATCTCCACACATTATACAACGACGAGAGTAACAAAGCAATCGTGGATGAGTTATCTGAAGTAATATTTATTTTCGTAACAAACGCATACAATGTCTTGTCTTCGTCCAACGAATGGGATACTATTAACGAGAATATTTTGAATATTACCTTACTAAAAGTAACAGATAAGGATGGATTGACAAATAAAAGTATCTTTAAACATATGGATATTATAGATGATATTTCTAAAAAATAATAATTAAATGTATCAGTAAGCTGTATTAAATATATAATAATCTATAATATAATGAAGAATATTGTTTATAAGATTATTGAAACTGATTATCGTGACGAAGACAACCTAGCAAATGCTATTGAGGATTTCGATTATCATTATTATAGAAATAATAATGTAAAGCAGCTCACACAAATATTAAGCTATTATGGTATTGCTAAACAAAAGATGTGTAAAGACGATTTGATTGATACTATTATATGTTTTGAGAATGACGAATATAACATGGAACTCGTTATCAATCGTAAACATATGTGGACATGTATGAAGGAACTCAAGAATGATTGTCACCTTAGTAAGTATCTAGTAATGGATATATAAATTTAACTACGAATAATTAAATTTATATCTTCTTAATGATTATTGAATCTACCGCTGGCGCTGGCGCTGCTGCTGCTGCTGCTGCTGGCGCTGCTGCTGCTGCTGCTTCTGCTGCTGCTGCTGCTTCTGCTGCTGCTGCTGCTTCTGCTGCTGCTGCTGGCGCTGCTGCTGCTGCTGCTTCTGCTGCTGCTGCTGCTTCTGCTGCTGGCGCTGCTGCTGCTGCTGGCGCTGCTGCTGGGCCTGCTGCTGGGCCTGCTGCTGCTGCTGAGCAGCCTGCTGCTGCTGGCGCTTAATCGCGGTTACGCGCTTCTTGGCCGTCTTTAACGCACGACCGGCCTTTTTCTTCATCATCTTAGCCTTGGTGATTTTGCGCTTAGCGGCAGCACCTACTTTACGAGTTCTTTTACGAGATTTAGCCATATTATATATAATAATTAGAAAAAATAATTATTATAATTGGATTTAATATTATATTCTATAAAATTACCAAATAGTATCGGTATTATGCCACCACATTCCATCGCCCTCCTTAACCTTGTAAATTTCCCTAAATAATGGTAAACGCGACAACGGACAATTACACCTATATTTATCAAGAGGGTGTGGATTCTGTTTTAATTGTGCGGGAAGAGCCTTGTCGAAAATCTTTTGACGCCATGTTTGGGCACTATAAATATAGAACGACTCGAGTGATTTATTCTTAATTGGAGCAATATCATCATTAAGAAGTTGGAAGTAAAAGAGATATTCTTCCGCGAGAGATAACCCCGAGATATCTGCTAAATTTTCGCCTGTTCCAATAGACGCATCAAATTCGATACCATCTCTTTTGGCATTTTCCTCATATTGCTTAATAACATCGTCAATCTTCTGCTGATATTTGGCCTTATCCTCTTTCGACCACCAGTTCTTGAGATTACCTATTTCGTCGTATTTACTTCCCGTATTGTCTAAACAATGCGAAAGCTCGTGTCCAATGGCATATCCAACATATGCTAAATTATACTCAATGCCTCTCTGGTCCAAATCAATGAACGGTTTTTGTAGGTAGGCTAATGGGAAATAAATGGAATTATCCGTGGCTTGGTAGTAAGCGTTCACTACGTATGCCTGCGAACCAATTAAATTAAAGTTGTTCCAGTCAACCCCTGGCAAATCTACGACCGTTTCACCCTCTAATTTAATAATCTGTTGGCGTTTCCACGCACATATTAGCCCCATATTATACCACGGGTCGTCTGTGCGATAATTTAGTACAGGGTCCTCGCGTAGTTGGTCGGGGACTCCCACAATAATCTTTAATTTATCTAACTTTTTAATAGCCTGTGTCTTTGTCTTACCGGATAACCACTTATTACGCTTTATTTTGTTTATGAATATGTGTCTGAAATCCTCGACCATATTTTTGACATATGCCTCCTTTACGGGATTGTTATGGCGCGAGACATACTGAGATGTTAGGAAGGTATTATATGTGAACGCAAGCGGCCAGATGGAGTATATCTCTTTGGGGAAGCGCACGGGCTGTCCTTTGACAAATTTATTGTGGAACTCATAATGAATGTTGCTCCAGTCCCAGTCGAACCGAATCATCTGACGGTAAAAAATAAACAACCACCACGTTTTCCACTGCGGAGATGTCCAGTTTTCTTTGAGCAGCTTAATGGTGCACGTAAGCGTATTCAGACTACCTACAACCACCTTGCTCGGAACGCTTTGATAGTTCGTTTTATCCTCCTTGTATACGCCACACGGATTCACCTTCTTACCTAGTTTATTGACGAAGGCGGTCCAATTGAATCCATATTTTTCCTCTAACTCTTGTTTCGTAACAACGTTATAAAATTCCGCCGACTCCTTTATGTCGTTACACATCATCGCGTCGACCAATTGTCTCTCCGTATCCCATACATGCTGCGGGTCGTATTTCTCCCACTCATCTGGAAGTAGCGTCTTGAATATCTTCCGAATGTAGTCAAAATATTTTTCTTTGTATTCCTGTTTCATCTCCTTGGTCTTTTTGTCGTCCCACGCATAATCGTAATAGATTGCCCAGTCGTATATGCCTACTTGAGCGGAGTCTAAGTGCGAAATATATTTCGTAACGTTTTTCTCGTCGGCCTTAATATTCCATACGATGGGTGCTTGCCAACTGAATATTTCATCCTGATTGGAGTATGCGAGGAGTCCATACATATCCTCCATAAAAATGAATTGGTCAATCTGTTTTTTAAGACGATGACAATGTTCTAGACCCTTCTTCTTGCTCGCATTTGGGATACATTTGACAATGGCCTTTATTGACTCGGCACGTTTTTTACCCTTGTTCTCCTTGATATACTCCTCCGTATATTGTATGAGCTGACGGTAGACGCGGTCCTGTGTTATTCTGGCACTGTCAATCTGAACATAATATTTCGGATCATCCTTGGATATTTTAGCCTGCTCATCTATCCACTGATAGTTAACATAGTCGTAGAAGTTCTGGTTTGGCTCCGTGCTATTATCTGCCTTAAATTTATCATATTTTTCTTTTATTGAGCTGGCAAATTCGCTGTAGCTGGTTTTAGATTCGGGCATTTTCTTTAATTTTTCAAGTCTTGATTCATTAAATAGTCTATATAAATTAGGTCTCTCTGACTGATTAGTTAGTGCAAGCATATTCTTATATTTTTGTCTTACCTGCTTTATTACATTGTTACCTTTGACACGGATGTCTTTCTTAATTGTTCTATTTTTTTTGATTCTATTTTTTTTAATAGAACCAGACATTATAATATTAAATGATATAAAATATATATAAACTTGTAATATAATATATATTTACTCTATAATGGTAAAATCAAAATTAAATAGCAATGTTAATTATAAAGAGGTTAAAATACTTAACATCGGTGATCGCGATAAGGAGGTTGCCCTCTTTGAGATTGATTTATTTGAGATTTCATTTATAATTGCTCTTGGCGATGAAAAATACGACCATATAAGCAATAACCTTATATATTTTCCAGTATATATAATTAAAAATGAGCAAGTAGGAAAACAAATTGGTGTATATGAAATATTAAAGGATAATTTGACAGACACGTTAGATGAAGACGGTGATGTGGATATAACCGTCATGGATGGACCATTATTATACTCTTTTGTAACTAAAGAATATTTGAAAAATTTTAAAATAACACCTAATGTGGGATATAGTGATAATGATGGTGAGGATGATGATAAAGATGAGGATAAGGATGAGAATGAGGATGATGATAAAGATGAGGATAAGGATGAGAATGAGGATGAGGATGAGAATGATGATAAAGATGAGGATGATGATAAAGATGAGGATGATGATAAAGATGAGGATGATGATAAAGATGAGGATGATGATAAAGATGAGGATGATGATAAAGATGAGGATGACGAATCTATTAGTAAAACGTTAGAAAATCTTAATATAAAGGAATCATTAGTTGAACAAACCTCTAATAATGCGAAGAATGAAATGGACAAATATGTAGAAAATAAATCGGACAGTTGGATTCAAAAATATCTTAAGAATTCATATTATAAGATTGTAAAAAATGAGGGTGGAGGTGACTGTCTATTCTCGTCTATACGTGATGGATTAAAATTAGTAAATGTTGAGAGAAATGTAGGAGAGATGAGAAAGATACTATCTAAAGAAGCGACCGAGGAAATATTTCAAAACTACAAGGAGCTACACGATTTCTCCACCCTCGAAAAAGCAACACTAACCGGCGATATAAAAAAATTATCTACAGAATTTAAAACTTTGAAACGTGCTATTGAAACCGAATCAGAGAGAACAAAACAGCGCAATATTATATCCCAAGCTGACAAGATTTCAAAAGAACACAAAGATTTACTCGCAAGAAGAACACAGGTAAACGACATGGTAGAGGAATTTGAATTTATGAAAGGAATAACCACAATTGAGGCATTCAGGGCCAAAATCCAAACTCCTGACTATTGGGGGGATACGTGGGCTATATCTACTCTTGAGCGTGTTTTGAATATTAAACTCATTCTATTTGCGAAAGCATTTTACGCGACAGACAACGAGGACAATATACTCACTTGTGGTCAGTTAAATGATAGCAAATTGGAAAAGGCGGGAATTTTTGAACCTAAATATTACATCATATTGAATTATCTTGGTAATCACTACGAGCTGATTACATACAAAAACAATGGCGCACTTACGTTTAAAGAGATTCCGCACGATATAAAAAAACGCATAGTGACCAAATGTATAGAGCGTGCGGCTGGTCCTTTTTATATTATTCCTGATTTCAAAAATTTGATGAAAAAAATGAATATTGAGATAGGTGGTAAGACAGTCAATAAACCAGATTTATATGACAATAATACTATATTCCAATTTTATTATAAATCATCTGCGATTCCGAAACCAGGAAAGGGTGCTGGAGAGAAGTTGGGGCCAGAAGGCCCCCAAGAGTATATTGAATTGTCCGCAATTAAAGATTGGCGCAAGAAATTATCAAATTTGTGGGAGCAAGAATTTACTATTGATAAAAAAAAATGGCTAACAATTGAACACTATTATCAGGGGTCTAAATATAAAAATGGTAATCCCGAATACTATGCCACGTTTTCACTTGATTCTGGTAGCGACCTATCAAAAGACCCGAAGCTTGCTCGCGAAACAGGTGGCAATAAGAAAATAGGTATGGACGATGATTTTTTTAACGGTAGACACGATAACGAGACAGCGACGGCGATGAAGGCGAAATTCACACAAAACGAAGATTTAACAAAATTATTAAAGAATACAAAGCGCGCGAAGCTCCAGATGTATGTTCGTGGTGCTCAACCAGTCGTATACGACGCTCTTATGGAGATTCGGCGAGATTTATAATAACACCTTTTAAATATAATAAAGAGGTTTAAAATATCTATTTACTATATATTATGCAATTTTCAAAAGATTCAACTGCGTTTTTGAAATTTTTGATACCCAGATTTAAAAAATTTTATACTACGGATGAAAATACAAATAGTATTGATGCGTTATCCATTGTATACCACGATATGGTTGCCGGTGAGAAATATTATGAAAAGATTAAAAATACGATAGATGTTAAATTAATGGATGCGTCAAATATCAAGCATCCGGATAGCATTAATAGCAATCAATATTCACCCAAAGTTAGAGATTACATTAAAAAACATAAAACATCCCAATTAGTTTTTAAGTTTACCATACTTGACCGTGAGATTGCGGTGTATTTTACTTTGTTTGGGAGTGAAGATGTAAATAGCATTCCGAAATATAAAAAATATATTCGGCTAATTATTATGTGGCTATTTATGTGTAACAAATATAGTACGAGTAATTGTTCAAAAACACTGGATATATATTTTTATCTGACACCATTACTGAAATTGCTACCGCATCATAAAAATAATATAATAGGATATGAAAATATTAACACCGGAATGACATACAGGTGTGCTCCTAATAACGAGATATTTATATACAGACACGAAGAGTGGTTCAAGGTGTTTATTCACGAGACATTTCACAGTTTTGGTCTTGATATAGATACACATGACATAAATGTATTAAAACATATTGTTAAAGAGATATTCCCAATAAAGTCGACGTTCATTATTGCGGAGGCATATGCGGAGACTTGGGCTAGAATATTAAATTGTTGTTTTTCAAGTTATGAAACTATTGAGACAAAAACGATTGACGAGTTCAAATTTTATTTACAGTTTACGATACAGACGGAGAAAATGTTTTCACTTATTCAGTTGAAAAAAATATTAGGTCATATGGACCTTACATACGAGAACCTGTGGAGTCCAACTCAAATAAGCGAATATATGCGAAATAACCTCTATAGAGAAGAATCAAATGTATTTTGCTACTTTGTTTTGGCGGGGATATTTATGAATGATTTTGATGGATTTATAAGCTGGTGTAACGATAATAATACGTCATTTATAAAATTTAAAAAATCACACAATAATGCGAGGAAATTTGGAAGTCTTATAAAATCCACATATAAAAGTAAAAATCTTATACAAAATCTGGCAAATATTCCAGAATTTAATACAAAAAATAAAAACTATCAATTATTGAATAAAACAGCTAGAATGACGTGTATAGAAATGGTATTGTAATTATTTAGTTGCGTGACAGTAACAATATTGTTTATTTTTCTGTGGTTTATTGCTACATTGTATATTCTTTTTTGTTATTGCGATACATACATATTTATAACTACCATTTCCAATATATTTCTTATTTGCCTTCCACGCAGATGATGCCGCGTCAAAATCAATATCTATCGTGTATTCGGGTAACATAATGTTGAATAATTATAAACATTATGTTAGAATTCAATTATTAATATTAATAAAATTGATACATATAAACGCGTTTTAATACCAACTACTAATGGGCATCCAGTACCTTAATAAATACCTGAATACTAACTGTTGTAATGGAATTAGCTATATTTCATTAGACGATATCCGTCATAAGAAGATTGCCGTGGATATTAGCATATACATGTATGACTATAAGTCGCGCGGAGATCTCATTGAGTATATGTATAAAATGGTCCTTGAACTTATTTCAAGAGACATTACGCCTGTATTCGTATTTGATGGAAAACCACCACCGGAGAAAATGTTGCTTCTTATGAAACGAAGAAAAGAAAAAAACGATGCGTATAATGAGATTGAAACGCTTAATAAAATTATAGAAACAAAACATCCACTAAGCAACGATTACACAGATATTAATAAAAGATTACATTGCTTAAAAAAGAGAACCACACGTGTTACTTATCAAGACATTCAGTCTGTGAAGAAGCTTCTCTGCCTATGTGGTGTAACGTATTATGACGCAAATGGAGAGGCTGATGCGCTATGTGCAAAATTGGTGTCTAAGAACATTGTATGGGCGTGTATGAGCGATGATATGGACATGTTTCTCTATGGTTGTAGTCGTGTATTGAGAAATTATAACTTGTTCAATAACACATTGGTTTTATACGATACGAAGATGATATTAGAGACATTAAATATTTCAATGTGTAATTTTCGCGAGATTTGTGTGGTATCTGGAACCGATTATAATTACAATGAGACGCGAAAGGCAAATATATACAAGTCATTCTCTTATTACAAGGAGTTTCTCGAAGACGGTTCACACGAGAATTTTTACGAATGGTTGAATAAGAACACTAATTATATAGATGATTACTGTAGTCTCTGTGTTAGCTATTTAATGTTTGATATTGGTGGATTGGACATTGGTAAGTATAAAAATATGCCCGTTAGAAACGGCCCAATTAATAAGGAACAGCTTATTAGCTTCCTCGAAAATCACAATTTTGTTTATATTCAGTAGCAAATGAAACCTTCATAATGTATATTACAGCGAATAAATATAAATATATCACTATAGGGTAATAGAATGGAGAACACTATGATAATTAATGGGGAGGTGGACAATGACGTTGTTGATACTAAAGTAATATCTGATAATGTTGTTAAAAAAGAAAATATTAAACTCGCAAAAAAACGCAAATCTTATATGGTATGTGATAATGATTTCACAATTCCTATGTTTTGTGAGGCTAATTTTCTATTGAAAAATAATTACAAGGTATCACAATTGAAGGAAATCGCAAGAAATTATCGTCTAAAAATATCAGGTAACAAGAGTGAATTAAAAAATCGCATTTTTATGTTCTTATTTCATTCGTTTAATGTTAAAAAGGTCCAGATTATATGGAAGCGGTATATTTTGTGTATTTACAACTCTTTAAAGGGGCCTGCTAGATATAATAGGGGTATGTGTGTTAATGAGAGTGATTTCCTTACTATGGATTCCCTCGTAGATGTTCCATATTCTCAATTTTTTAGCTACACTGATAATTGTGGACAGACATATGGTTTCGACCTTTTATCTCTCTATAATCTCTATCTAAAGAACAATAACAAACCAACCAATCCATATAACAGACAACCATTTCCCAGTAAAGTGAAGTCTGATATTAGGAGGTTGTTAAAAATAAATAAAATGTGCGGGGATTCTATTAAAATAACCATCGATAAACCGATTGAGATATCTCCACTAAAACAATTAGACTTTAGATTATTGGCTGTATTTCAGGAGATCGATAATCTCGGTAACTACACAGACATCGCATGGTTTAGTTCGTTACAACGTGTGAAGTTGATATTATTTATTAGGGAACTTTCCGATATATGGTCTTATCGTGCGCAACTTTCTATGGTAACACGTAGAGAAATATGTCCGCCCATAGGAAACCCATTCCACGGATTTAATATGAATGCCCTTCCTAATATGACATTATATTCCATTAAGAAAGAGGCTATCAATATAATCGAACATATGGTGAATCGCGGTATTAATGACTCCAGTAAAGGTTTAGGAGCTAATTATGTATTGTGTGCTTTAACATTGGTGAATTCTGATGCGGCTGCGAATATGCCATGGCTGTTCCAATCTGTAGCACATTAAGAGGGGGAGTGGTGATAATATATTAATTTATTGCGTTAAAACACTTAAAAAAGAATCAATAGAGTATAATATAATATGCCCCCGAAGCAGAAACAGTCCACCAAGAATGTTAGCACTCCAGCTCCCAAGCAAAAGAAGGCCGCTGCCCCAAAGAAGCCGGCAGCCGCCCCCAAGAAGGAGGTTCCGGTTGTCCCAGCGCCGGTTGAGCCGGTGGTTGCCCCAGTAGAGGAGCCGTCCGATTCGGTTGTTCCGCAGATTTCGAGCGACTTCCTCGAGTTCATGACCAAGCTCCAGGCCGTCAACCAGATGCTCTCGTCGCTCAAGGCTGATTTCCGTGTCCTAGAGAAGAAGGCGACTCGCGAGCTCAAGGCGGCCGAGAAGGCGAGCGCCAAGAAGAAGCGCAAGGCGGGCAACCGCTCCCCCAGTGGCTTTGTCAAGCCGACTAAGATTAGCGACGAGCTCGCCTCTTTCCTTTCCAAGGATAAGGGTTCGGAGATGGCCCGCACCGAGGTTACACGTGAGATTAACACCTACATCCGCACCCACAAGCTCCAGGACAAGGATAATGGTCGCAAGATCAACGCCGACAAGAAGCTTTCTGCTCTTCTTAAGCTTCAGCCCAAGGATGAGCTCACCTACTTTAACCTCCAGAAGTATATGAGCCCGCACTTTGCTAAGGCCGGACAGCCCGTCCCCGCTAACAACATGTAAATGTCCTATAATCTGATATCAATTAATAAAATTTTTTTTATTATTAATTATATATAATGCCTAACTCAACGCGTTCAAAAAAAAAGAGTCGTTCTCCGATAGATATATTCTACGAGGCACGCAAATTAAGCAAGCGGACAAAACTGAACCGCCGTGCCAAGTCTTACAGTAAAAAGAGTCGTTCGCCGATAGATATATTCTACGAGGCACGCAAACTGAGCAAGCGGACAAAGATGAATACACGCGCCAAATCTTATGGTAAAAAGAGTCGTTCTCCAATAGATATATTCCATGAGGCACGCAAACTGAGCAAGCGAAAAAAGCTGAATAAACGCGCCAAATCATATGGTAGAGGAACGAGAAAATCTAAGCGCAAGGGTGGTTGTGGGTGTAAATAAATATTATATTTTAATTAGATACAATATTTAAAAACTTAATATAGTCATCAATTAAATTGTAGAATAATATATTATTATCTTACTTGTTGTGTGGTGTATGCGATTTACCTTTTAATATCAGACATTTACAATGAATTAAAAAAAAAATTGATTTAGAGCCACAGCCCTATATGAGTATAACAACAATGAGCGGACAAGTAGAACAACTCATTATCGATGCGACCAGCTTCCAGCCGGAGAAGGACCTTAAATATTCCAAACCTAAGATTAATAAATCTGGGGGAAAGAGTGTTAATGTAGTAAGCGTAAAGACCAATACGGCACTAACCCTAAGCACTCCTCTGATGCTTACCTGGGGTGTGAATGAGTATGTGGATGATGCTTCTGGTAAGAAGACCTACAATATGGCACTACAATTTCCGAGCGAGGAGTACAAGAGCCACGATACCGGGAAGTTCCTCGATGCCATGGTTAAGCTACAGGATAAGCTCAAGGCTGATGCGGTTGCTAACTGTAAGGACTGGTTTGGGAAGACAAAGATGTCAGGTGAGGTGGTAGATGCCCTATTTCACCCGATGCTTCAGTATCCTAAGGACCCTAATACCGGGGAGCCCAATATGGAGCGTTCTCCTACACTTAAAATCAAGCTAGATTATTGGGACGATAAGTTTAATTGCGAGATTTACGATATGGAGTCACAGCCTATCTTCCCTCGCGATGATGTTATTGCTACACCAATGGAGCTTATTCCAAAGGCCACTAATGTCGCGACGGTCATTCGTTGTGGTGGTCTGTGGTTTGCAAACGGTAAATTTGGTGTTACCTGGCGACTGGAGCAGGCTGTCGTAAAACCGAAGGCGTCGTTCAAGGGGCGGTGTATGATTAAGCTCTCGCAGACCGACACAGAGAAGCTGAAGGCACAGGTAGTAGACGATGATGAGGTTGAGGACAGTGATGAGGAGGCAGAGCCTGTGGCAGAGCCAGAGCCTGTGGCAGAGCCAGAGGCAGAGCCTGAGCCAGTAGCAGAGCCTGAAACTGAGGCAGCTGCCGAACCAGAGCCAGAGAAGCCTAAGGTTGTCAAGAAGAAGAAGGTGGTAAGGAAGAAGACGTAGATTAGATATTAGTAGATTAGTATAAATTAGTAGACAGTAAAATAATATTTTTTATGAATATTATTTTAGTATAGTTCAATGTGAATAATTATATTACTTTTTTTATCGGTATTATAATTATCACAGGGGTCAATGGTTGAAATTCCATTTTCACGGATAATATGACTTTGACGTGCCATTATCTTTAATTCGGAAGTTATTATCTTAAATACTTTCCTTCCCAGTGAAACACAAATATTCTTGTCTACAAGCGCGCGAACTACCGATATTTTAACGTGTATATGAATATTGTTGTTTTCGTCTATATAAACATGTTCTGGTAGTTGTGGTATACATTTAACGATAAGCGAATGGTCGCCAGTTTCGTATGTGACTTCTTCGTGCCAAAGTGGAATATAATATGTGTTTCCATCGTGCTCTAAAACATATACCTCGTTATTTAATAAATTATCTATTGATGGATTTAGAATTACTAATTCATCATCTTGTAGTTTTTCTCGTATTATCTCTCTGAACTTCGCCACCATATCCCTATCTATACAAAGGATTGCGGAATACCTCTCAATATATCCGAATATTTTAAGAGCGGTATGTTTATCAGTTTTCTCAAATGTGGATAGCGATAACAAATGACAGTTTTCGAGGATCACATTGATTATTTCGGCTGTGTTTGTAATGTTGCTGTTTCGCATGATATTGAATAGTTGTTCTATAACAACAAAGTAGCTATCGTTATCGACACAATCTCTACTTTCATAACTCTCATTTGAAGACGAATCAAGGTTATTGGAGAGATAAACATACGCATCCTGTATTATATGAAATTGTTTATTACTATCGGGATTATCATTCTTATCAGGATGATACAATAATGCTTTTTTAAAATATTGTTTCTTTAATTCTTTCCGTGTATATGGCTCACTAATCTCTAGAGATTCAAGAGCACAGTTGAAATCCATTTATCTTGTTTATTAAATAAAATATGAATTTCTCTAAATGATAAATAGGTCTATAGTTATTATTGTAATATTGGAAAAAAGAAAAACATTCTAACATGACGTCGTTTACTTCGCTATCTTCTATATGTTTATTTGTTATTAGATATGTTAATATGTACCATATACATTCTGTAACATCCAGGTTATATATGAATATATCATAAATTTTATCACGCATATCAATGTAACAATCATCTGTTGGGTTAAGCATTTGCTCTAATATTTTTTCTGATATAGGATGATGAATGTTTATCAATTCCATTTCCATTTCTGACTCTATATTTTTAATATTATTTATATCCGAAACTATATGGGTTTTTTTTAGTTTATTCGTGATACACTTGTTGTATTGTATTTTACTAGGACGCGAATAATGTATTGTTTCGCTAATATTAATTATATTATCAGGGATGAAACTAATTTTTTCAGTTATCAAAATAAATGTGAGATTTATTTTGTTATTTGGCAATGTCTGCATATAGCTGTAAAATAAATCTAATAATTCACTGTGTGTTTCATGGAAGTTTTTACAAAGTATAATTCCAATATTGTCTGTTTTTGCCAGTATAATATCTATAATGTGCGTGTATATCTCATTCCATAATAATTTGGAATTACAACCCAAAAGAGACATGTCTATTTCAAAATGAATATCGCTTATCTTATAAAAATAAATATTTTTGTTGAATGGAATGCTGATTTTCTTCTCGTATTTTAATTGGCTTGGACTGTATCGTCTTATAATAGCGAGTGACTGTGTATATTTCCCAATACCACACGGACCATAAAGAATAAGATTTTTTGGAGAAGATGACATAGCGCTATATGTCGCAGTTAGTTTTGGGTGGAGAGAACATTCGTCAAATTTATTAAGATAGTCTTCGTAATGGTCATCGTTCAGTTTCATAGAATGTATTCATTTAAATAAATATCTTTATTCTAATACTAATACTAATATTATATGGATAAAATAGATGTATTAATATCAGCATTTCATAATAAACGCAACAGTCACCCACAATTGACCGAATTTTGGATCAAATACCTTAATATTAAAAAAATAAAATTACTGGAATTAGAGAGATGTGCGAATCACGCATTAGAAAATATGAACGATGTCGGAGATATATCTTTGGAAAACGTCCTCACAATTTACTTACTTAATGATATTATTTAAATATATAACCTGTTTATCATTATGAATGTTGCTGTAGGCATTGAAGATTTTGATATTAATAGTGTATTTTATCAGAAACCTATTACAAATACTGTTATGGAGGATGCCAGTTTTATTAGAATTCTTTATTCGAATGAATTAATCACAATAAATGGAATATTTATTAAGATTAATCTGAAAATCAACAGCGTAGAAGCATATTATAATAAATACAAATGTATCTACAATAAATCCGAAAATTTCAATACATTGTCTGTCATTAAATCGATTGAAAATCAGATTCTCAACCAATATTTTAGTAAAAAATCACGGACTAATAAAATTGGCGACCAATTAAACAGCGAAGCAATCAAAATTTTTACAGAGACCAACGTAAAAAAAATTCCATGCGAATTCATTCTTAAAATATCAGGTTTATGGGAGACAGCTACTGAATATGGTATCACGTATAAATTCACACATATTAACCATCAGTTGCAAAATACTCTAGTATAATATTAATGATCCCTATAAACATAACGTTTGCTAGAGTAAGGAGATAACTTATTGATGTTATGTTTTGTTCTAACGCCTTTATTGTGCTATCATTACCATCATCTATTGTAGGTGACGAATTTTTAGAGAAATATATGAAAACAATTGAGAGTTGTAATAGGACCATCATACTTGAAATTAAAGATACGTCCTTATATTGTTCGGTTAGTGTTCCCGAATTTATCCGATCAAAATAGTTAATATTTATATATAATAACCAAATGACAATCAATAACAGTAACAATGGTGGGACAGCACCAGATATTAATTTAGTTATAAATTTTATTACACTACCATTCTTCATATCCTCCATTTTCGCTAAAGACAGTTGAACGAATAAGAGCGAAGATATAGAAATTATTACCAGTGAGTATCCTATAATTGCGGCGGATGCCTTATTGGTCCCGCCGGACTTGAATGAGCCAAATTCAAACATTAGTTTTATAAAAATACCTATAAACGATAGAAGAAGCATAATATTAAAATCAAATTCATAAACAGAAAAAGCTGATGATTCGCTCATTATGTAAGTATAAAATATGTGAAGATTAAATATAATTAATGATATAAGTCGTTAAATATCGTATGTTTCATTAATCCATTCAGTTAATTTATTAATATCACATTTTTTATGACTGTTTGCACCATTTTCCTTTATGAAATCAGTTAATTTGAGAAACCTAGGCTTCGACATTTTTGGCGTTTTATAAAATATATAGTCACCATATTTACCAGTCCGTATAGAAGTATTATCATTTATTTGTCTAATAACGACTTTCTTTTTAACATTTGATATATTCTTAAAATCGTCAATTGTGATATCGTCAAATTCCTTTTTTGTGGAACTTGCTGATATATTCGTGTTATCATACTCAAAATATGCTCCATATTTTCCGCTCTTAAGAATAACAGCCTTGTCATGGAAAAGTCCTAAATTTTTTCCTGTCTGCGGTTGTTGTAATATTTCGTCAAGTGTATACTTTCCGGTCCTCAACTTTTCAAAATCTATATCTGGATTTACCTTCTTGAATGTGGTTTTTTCGTTCTCAACACATTTAATTACCGGTCCATATTTTCCTATTAAATATGTGTGCTTTTCATCAACCTTTATTGACTGCTTATCGTCCGTTATGTCAGCAGATAGACGTTCGATTTCACATAGACACTCCTTACACAAATTATACCATAATTTATCTCCATTCGCTATCTTGTCAAGCGTATCCTCCATAGTTTTTGTATAGTCGTAATCGAATAATTTGTTAAAATTATCAATAAGGAATTCAATTACTATTATCCCAAGCGGTTCAATTACCAACTTATTTTTCTCATTGCCAAATTCGCGTTCCACCTCTTGTTCTACAATCTCATCATCAGCGAGTTCATAATCAATACATTTAATTTTTTTACCTTTGACATTTGACTTCTTAACATATTTGCGCTCTTGTATTTTGTCAACCAGCGATGAAAATGTTGATGGTCGCCCAATACCATTTTTCTCTAACAAATGAACAAGTCGTGACTCGGTGTAGTGAGATTTCAAGTTCTGTAATGTTAACTTGGCACTAATGTTGTTATATGGGACAATAATTTCTTTTTTAAGAGTTTGTAAGTAAGCATACACACTTGAAACCTTCTCATATCCATTTACAATCATCCATCCAGGAAATACGACCTGTTCCGCAGAATATCTGTAACTATAATCGTCTGGCGCACTAACACTTGCCTTTATTACACAGAACCTTGCGTCAGGCATACAACTCTCCAATGTGTTTCGCCATATCAATTTGTATACACGGTATTCGTTAACACCTAATTGCTTCTCAACCTCTTTCAATTGAATGTCTGTCGGGCGTATAGACTCGTGTGCCTCTTGTACATTCTTGTCTCCGCCAGCTCTTACATTCAAGGAATCTATATCTGTCCTAACGTATTCAGGTGAGTATTCTGTTAAGATAAAATGTTTTGCGGTATCTATAAAGTCGCTGCTGTAAGTGATACTGTCTGTTCGCATATATGTAATGAACCCCCCCTCATATAGGGTCTGGCACGCACTCATTGTGTTTTTTGGTGACATTTTAAATTCATTGCTAGCCGACTGTTGTAGTGTACTGGTTGTAAATGGTGTGGGTTGTTTTTTAATACTTTTTTTGGGTTCCGAATAACTATACACGTGGTCATGATTCACAGACGTTTCGAGGAAATTCTCTATTGACTTCTCATCTTTATGGTTATGATTTAATACAAAGCCGATATTTTGTCCTGTGAAAATACCTGTTGTTACATAGTTCTTATTCCCAGGTGAGGCGTCAATCTCCTTTTGATTATCGTATATGAGACGCAGTGCGGGCGATTGACATCTCCCAGCACTCAGACCAGTTTTCCCAGATATTTTATTCCACAATATCGGTGATACTTTAAATCCAACCATAATATCTAGAATTTGTCTCGCTTGTTGTGCGTATACAATATCCATATTTATAAGTTTTGGGTTTTTAACTGACTTTTGTAAAGCGGTCTTTGTAATCTCGTTGAAAATAATACGCTTTGTTGATGATACTGGAAGTTTAAACACTTGACATATGTGCCATGCAATCGCCTCTCCTTCACGGTCGTCGTCTGACGCCAATAACACCTCTTTAGATTCTTTGATTGCCTTGCGTAATTTTGATATCTGTTGTTTTTTACTCTCCATAACTGTAAATGTTGGTTTGAAATTATTGTCTACATCAACGGATTTAAGACCTGTCAGTTCGGTAATGTGTCCGAAACTAGCCATACATTTATATCCAGTTCCAAGATAACCCTCGATTTTATTACATTTAGCTGGCGATTCTACGATTAACAATGTATATGCCATATACTAATACAAATATACATTTTGTTTATTTCAATTATATTATAATTAACGATTGTGGTTATATAATATTGATTTTTTTGTAATATGGAATCTCATTGCTAATGCGACTGATATAAGTAAGTGCTGGGAAAAAAGGTTTAATTTGATTATTGTAGCGATGGTGAGATGCATGACAGTTACAGCATACGGCGACTAAATTATTTGCGTCATTATCTGACGAATTGTGATTCAGATGATGAATCTCGTGTGGAACCGTTGCCGAGAATGGGTTGTAACACGAACCACAGATATTATTTTGTTTCAAGAGAATATCATCACGTAGTTGTTGTTGTAATGAGCACGCGTTTATAATATTATAAATCATAAATGTTAATATAATTATTTGTGTCTTAACATAACAGGTCATACTAATGATAGAAAAATATGATTAAATCTCTTTCTGCTATATACTTAATTAGGATTAACATTATTCGTTAATTTTCTTGAATTCACTCCAACTTATTTTCTTTTTGGTTGGTTTATTCAGCTTCTTAGTTTTAGACTGCGACTTATTATCCTTAGCTAATGCACTATCGATATATATTTTTTTAAGGAGTTTTCCTACCTCATATGAACCGGTGTGTTGGTCAACATCGCCGTCTTCAATACGCCTTAATATATTTAACAACTGCCATAATGTTTCCAGGTTTATCTCGTTTTTTTTTACCTTATTGAATATATCAGTATAATTATTGAACAAAAATGAGCATTGTGATGTTAACATATTATCGAATTGTTCTGAGTTACTCTTTTCGAGACGTGGATATTTTTTTTTTAATTCAATCATTCGCGTTACATCGGTTCTAATCATTGTGCTGTGTTTTTTTGTTCTAATGTCGTCTGTTAAATCTTCAACATTATTTTCATTAATCATTTTCTTAAGCTGTAAACTTTCACTGGGATTCATTTATTTTATAACACATATTTTTTTAACACACTAAACTAATAATATTAACATTAATATTAATATTATCATAATATATAATGGTAGAAACTACCGGTGGTAATATAACACCAATTACAGGTATTGATGGAATTAATAATATTTTTGGTGCAGATTTTAATTTGTTGGATGGCACAGGTAATCCTATGGCAGCTGCTGCTAATATTAGAGCAAATAATACGAATATGCAAACATCTGTAAGTATGAAAGGCGGAAAATCTGTAAGTATGAAAGGCGGAAAATCTGTAAGTATGAAAGGCGGAAAATCTGTAACCATACCTGTTTCTACTGTTCCGGGTGCGTCAGCGGCAAGCAATTTAATTACAAAAGATTTAACCACTATGGGAGCATCGATTGCCATACAAAATGCACTATATAAACAGGTGGGTGGTAAGCGAAGAAAGAAGTCACGTGTTAATCGCACTAACAAAAAACGCACCAACAAAAAACGCGGTAACAAAAAACGCGGTAACAAAAAACGCACTAACAAAAAACGCGGTAACAAAAAACGCACTAACAAAAAACGCACCACAAACAAGCTGGTTAATCGTAGACGGAATAAGCGCGGTCTTCGTGTTCATATATAGCGAAAATTTTTCAAAGATAAATTTTTTGTTAATGTCATAAATAATTTTCGCACTATTATCTATTATGACGTTTTCTGATTGGACCAGATTTATACTGGTTATATTAATTTTTATGTGTCTACACGCCTATATTATTTTAGCGATTCAAATGGAAAATATTAAAAAAAACTGGCCTGTATGGAGGTGTAATCCGATGGTAATGCCATTTGCGAGGGTATTTGGACATGATGAATTTGGAAATTTCACACATTGTATTCAGACTATGCAAAGCGACTATATGTCATTCTTGCTACAGCCAATTAATTTTGATTTAAGTAAGGTTACCAAAATCGGAGGGTTATTTACGGCGGGGCTGGCAGGAGGACTTTCATTTATAACCGATTTAAGAAAAATGCTTCATACGATATTTAAAAGTATATACGCCGCATTTCAACAGATAATCATCCAATTTCAATTAATGATCATCAATATTAAGGACACCTTCGGTAAAATAGGTGCGGTTGTCAGTATATTAGCAAAAATAATTATGGGGATATCTAATTTGATTAAAAGTATTGAAAATGGTCCTCCTGGACAGGTATTAGAAGCCGTTTCTAACAACTGTTTTGACCCAGAAACGAAGGTAATGACAAGTTCAGGTAAATTAATTGCTATGAAAGATATTGAATTAAATACTATATTAAAAAATGGGTCAAAGGTATTATCTGTAATGAAAATAAGCAATCTCACAACAGATGGGAATATTAACTCTCAGATGTATGAAGTATATAATGGAGAAAATAACGAATATATATACGTTACTGGTTCGCATCTGATTTATGACCCGAATCTAAAGGAATATGTAAGTGTTAAAAATCTTGATGCTGGAAATAAATGTAAGATATCAAATAAAGTTTGTCGCGAGTTATCATGTCTGATAACATCAGACCACACTATAGCTATAGGGGAATGGATATTCCATGATTGGGAGGATAATAATGGTTCGCCATCCAAGAGCATATAATAAGATTATTACACATCAATATTATCAACATACTATATATGAGCGGTTTGTCTGATTCGATATTTACTAAAGTAAGTAATTTATATAAAAAGGCCGGATATCTTAATTTATACGGTGTAGATTTAATTATTACAATTGTAATATGTGTGTTTTTTTCATTAATAATGATGTATTATTCTGTAATTAATAATCTACAACCTATAAAAGCTGATTGGGATAATAATAAATGTAAACCATCAATAATTCCATTTGCTGGTATAATTAATAGACCCGATAACGAAACAGCATTTGAATTCACACAGAAAAACTTTATATATTGTGGTCAAACAATGCTCAAGAAAATTGTTGACGGAGCATTCCTACCTATATATCTGGTATTCGAAGGTGTTAGTTATTTTTTAAAGTCATGTGTGTTACAATTATCAATTATATATTCTCAAATTTCAAATGCTCAGGGGCGCGCCGGTGGAATATTTGCTATAATAAGAAGAGCTGTTAAAATAATGCTTATACCATTACAGCAATTAATTATTAACGTGAAAGATATATTCAACAAATTACAGGCTATATTTGTAGTTGTATTGTATGGGTTAATGGGACCATTATTTACGCTTCTAGGAGCTCTCGATTTACTTCAAGATGTAATAACGCTGGCAATTGTCGCGGCGGTTGCAACATCGGTGGCTCTGTTTGCGGCAGCGGCGGCCTTTTACGCATCATTTTTTTTATCACCATTGGGAATCCCATTAACGGTATTGGGCGGTGTCGCCGTCGCTATTAGCGTAGCCCTCGCCGTCATCTGCGGGCTCCTTCTTATCTGCGTTAATGAGGTAAAAGATGCAGCAGACCAATGTTTTGACCCAGATACGAAAGTTAAGACACAGTCAGGAGAGTTAGTCGCCATGAAAGATCTTGAATTAAATACAATTCTTAAGAACGGAACAAGAGTTACGTCAGTAATGAAATTAAATAATACCGATGAAAATGGTAATATAATAAATAAGATGTACGAGATTAATAATGGTGAAAGTAATAGTTGTATATATGTGACTGGTAATCATTTAGTGTATGATCCTATGATCAAAGAATTTGTAGCAGTTAATAATCTACGTGGAGCGAATCCATCTCATATATCGAAGAAGGAATGTCCAGTTTTAGCGTGTTTAATCACTACTAATCATACAATTCCAATAGGGGAATGGATATTCCATGATTGGGAGGATAATAATGGTTCGTCGTCAAAATCGGTTGAGTAATCATATTAAGGATTTATTGATAAATAAGGATTTATATAGAGTTGTGAATTAATATAATTATAATCTATATATTTTTTATAATGAACATTAATATTCTTGGAGTTAAAATGAGATTGGAACTCATAATTATAAGTATATTTGTAGGTTGTGTAATAACAACAACTTCATTCTGTAGCTGTGCTGGCGGAATTCGTGAAGGATTCATAATAGGCACCAACTTAGCTGGTGCGGCAATCGACTATTCTATGGGCGACGGTGTTAAGGGGAGTTATCTCGTGAAACCGGATGATTTCAATAAACTAGAAACGAACGTGAAAGGGTTGGGTATTCCACCACCCGAAGGTAAATTATCGCTTTTCGGTGAAAATGAAATGAGCCCAAACTGCTGTCCGTCAACATATAGCACCTCAAAGGGATGCGTATGTTCCACACCAGAACAAATTACATTTCTAAATAAGCGCGGTGGAAACAGAACATAGAGTATTGTAAAAATAAAAAATTTTTTTATTTTATTTTTAAATAAGTAGTTATTTCTTTATTTGTTACATTTTGAGTTGTTTATTAATTGCTAGTTATACATATTATGCCAATTACCGGTCGGTTCGGTTATCTTAATCATAATGTCAACGATTTCTGTTGTAACACTAACTGGAAACACGATTTTTAGTTTCATGTCCTTCTCAAATAGATTTGTCTCTGGTTTCATAAGTCGATAAAGATTTAACTTGGTGTGTATAATTTCTAGACAGCGTTTTAGATTTCTAACGCCTTGCTCACTATCTGTATATTTCTCGATAATGTGTTTGATTACTACGTCGGAAATAACAATATCCTCCTCCTTAAATTTAACCTGTTCTTTAATCTTCGGAATTAAGTAATTTTTAGCAATAATCGTCTTTTGTTTGACATCATATCCTTTCGTCTGAATGCGATACATACGGTCCTTTAGAATAGGATTTACTTTAGACTCATCGTTGTAGCTAAATATAAAGAGACACCGACTAAGGTCAAAATCAAGTTCCGAGAAATATTTATCATGAAACTTACTATTTTGTGTCGTATCTGTAAGATGTGTCAAAATACCGTTTATCTCCTCACCTTTAGGCGTTTCACTTACCTTGTCTAACTCATCAAAGTAAATGACCGGATTCATTGATTTACATTGAATCAGAATATCTACAATTTTCCCCCACGTCGACCCCTCATATGTATAAGAGTGACCCTCGAGAAAGCTAGAGTCTGTGGCACCACCTAGCGCGATGAACGCGAATTCTCTACCCAGAATTTGACTGATTCCATCTTTGACCAACGTGGTTTTACCCGTCCCCATTGGTCCCTTAATCGCGATAGCCGATCCAATTGCCTCCGGGTTCGCAATCCATTGCCCAACCATCTGCATAATCTGTAGTTTGGCGTCATCCATTCCATAAACCGCCTCGTCAAGTGTTTTTTTAGAATGTTCCATAAACTCGTGACACTTATCTACACCGTCGTCTATTGTTAGTGGGATATTGTTGTATTTATTGAATGGGATTTGCATAAATGTGTCTACCCAATTCTTGATTTTATAATACTCGCCGCCACTTTCGTCCATGTATTTTAGAGAGTTGATTTTCTTGAATGCGATAGACTTATACACTACTGGAATATCTGCGTCTATTAACGTTAGGCGATATGGTTTATCAACCTCCATGTGTTTCTTAAGTTCCTCTACCTCTTGTAGGACCTTATGTTGTTCATCAACAGTAAGTCGGTCCCTGAAGAATTTAGTATCATTCAATGAGTTCTTCTCCTTGATTACTTTTTGGAACTTCTCCGCATTTTTAGTGCGCACTTTCTGTGTGCGTTTTTTCTCCTCTTTATTGTATTTATTCTCACGAGACTCGAAATCTTTAATAATAGACTGCATCACCTTATTATTTTTGTCCTTTTCGCTTAGACCGCTAATCATTTCCCGAACCTTTGTATATGCCTCCAAGTCAGTAATCCCATCTTCATCATCTGATTTTTCGGTTACATCCTTTTTACCTCTGGTTTTCTTATTATATAACTCATCATCCGCATCCGCATCCGCATCCGCATCCGCATCCGACTCCGACTCAGATTCAGACTCTGTCTCTTCTTCTGCGTCAATCTCATCCATTTTCTGCCCCATAGTTAATAGAATATTGAATAGACCAGATTTTCCAAATTCAACGACCGCATCTTCATCCTCGTCTTCAGAATCAATATCTTCATCGGAGCATTCATCTTCTTCGGATTCTGTCTCTGAATCGGACGTCTCTTCATATTCGGTATCAGTATCATTACCATTCATATTATCAGACTTACCAAACAAATCTTGCATTAGCATATCCATATCAATTTTTGAATCATTTGGTTCCTTAGACATTTTTTTATTTTTATTACATTTAGTGTTCTCGCCTTTTGGTTTTTCGCCTTTTGGTTTCTCGCCCTTTGGTTTCTCGCCCTTTGGTTTCTCGCCCTTTGCCTTATTCTTAATACTATCATCTGGTTGTGTCTTCTCCTTCTCAGCAGATACAATCTTGTTTTTAATGTATGTTGATGGAAAGATATCTCCAATAATCTTGCGAATATCATCCATATCAGTCTCAACCTCATCGTCGGTTAGCCATTCAGAGTCATCGTCTGATGATTCGTTGCTCTTACTGGTCAACTCTACGGAGTTACCTTTCGAGCGAGTCTGATAAGTGTGTTTTTTATTCATATCTTTCTTCATAATAAACTGTGTGGTGATATTTATTTAAATAATTTTCATTCAATTTTTTATTTAGTATAAAATTGAATGAAAACAATCTAAATATTATTTGTGTAATATAAGAAGGATGGCTGATAGTAAGAAAAAAGCTAATTACACTAAAGAGGCATCTAAGATTATTGGAATTCAGTTTAGTATTTTGTCTCCTGAGGAAATTCGCAATGGTTCTGTCGCTGCTATTACGAATCGCGACACATATATAAATAATAAACCAGTTATTAATGGACTATTTGATCCACGAATGGGCGTTTTAGAGCCTGGTTATGTATGTCCTACCGATGGACTGGACTATATGCAGACACCTGGATACTTCGGACACATAGAGCTTGCCCGTCCGCTATTTTACATTCAGTATTTGAGTACGATTATGAAAATTGTGAGGTGTACATGTGTTAAGTGTAGTAAGCTTCTTATTAGCAAAGAACAATTTAAACATCTGCTAAAATCATCAAACGAGGCGCGATGGAATGCGGTCTTTCGCGACGCAAGTAAAATCAAGCGGTGTGGTGAAGACACAAATGACGGGTGTGGCTGTCTTCAACCGGCAAAACTAAAGAAGGAGGGTCTCGCCACGCTCGTCGCAGAATGGGACGATATTGACGGCGTGGACAAAGAGAACCTTACTATGGTAATGACTCCCGAAATCGTCCTTAAACAATTCAGACGCATCTCGGATGAGGATGTCACGTTCATGGGGTTTAGTCCAATCTGGTCGCGTCCCGACTGGATGATATGTCAGGTGCTCGCCGTTCCACCTCCAGCAGTGAGACCGTCGGTTAAGCACGATTCGCAACAGCGCAGTGAGGATGATATTAGTCACATTATTGTTAATATTATTAAGACGAACAACACGTTACAAACTAAAATAGAGACTAACGCAGCCGCCCCAGTAATCACCGACTGGACGATGCTGCTTCAGTATTACATTGCTACTCTCGTAGACAATAAAATACCTGGGGTGGCAGCACACGCACAGCGCTCTGGTCGTCCGCTTAAATCAATAAAGGACCGTCTTAACGGAAAGGTTGGACGCATCCGCGGAAATCTTATGGGCAAACGCGTTGACTTTTCGGCCCGCTCCGTCATCACGCCCGACCCAAACCTTTCAATCAAGGAGCTGGGTGTTCCTAAAAAAATCGCAATGAATCTATCATATCCGGTTCGAGTCAACAAAATGAATATGTCGTATTTGGAGACACTTGTGCGAAATGGTCCCGATATTTACCCAGGCGCTAAAATTTTGGAGAGGAAAAACGGGGACAATATTTCGCTCCGTTACGTGGACCGTGATTCGATTTCGCTCAACATCGGTGACGTGGTTCACAGACATATGCTGAATGGAGACCCAGTACTATTTAACAGGCAACCGACCCTACATCGTATGTCTATGATGTGCCACAGCACAGTCATTATGCCAGAGGGTGACACATTCCGCATGAACGTCGCAGATACCAAACCATATAATGCGGATTTTGATGGCGATGAGATGAATATGCACATGCCACAGGACATCGAATCGGCATCCGAATTAAAAAATCTGGCGGCGGTTCAATGGCAGATTATTAGTCCTGCGAATAACAAAACAATCGTCGGTATTTTCCAGGACTCGCTCCTCGGCGCTTACCAATTCACACGACCTAATATTACATTGACGCATCGCGAAGCAATGAATATGCTTATGTTATACGATAAGGTTGATGTCTCTAAAATTCCAAACACGGAGAGGATTAGCAGCTTTGAATTGTTAACTCAAATTATGCCTCAAATGTCTCTGAAATATAAAACTGCGCGGTTTGGTGATGATGATGACTACAAAACCTCTAATGCGGTCATTGAAATTGATAACGGGACATTTATTCGCGGACAACTAGATAAGGGTGCGTTTGGAGATGGTGCTCGAGGATTACTACAACGCGTATGTAATGATTTCGGTAATAATAATTGTGCAGATTTCGTAGACAATATGCAGAATATAGTTACCGAGTATATGAAAACAAGTGCGTATAGTGTTGGTATCAGTGACTTAATTGCAGACGACGATACAAACAATGCGATTGCTGAAGTAATCACTGCGAAGAAACGAGACGTTCAGTCGCTTATCGACGAAACTCATCTCGGTATCTTTACCAATAAGACCGGTAAAAGCGACGAAGAGGAGTTTGAGACACAGATTAATAATATTCTAAGGAAGGTAGAAAATGAGGCAGGAAAAATCGGACGTAAAAGTCTGAGTCGCGACAATCGCTTCGTCATCATGGTGAATGCCGGTTCTAAGGGCAGTGACCTGAATATATCGCAGATGATCTCGTGTCTTGGACAGCAGAACGTTGATGGTAAACGAATTCCATATGGCTTCGAACACCGAACACTACCTCACTTTAATAAATTCGACGACTCGCCTGGAGCTCGCGGATTCGTAGAGAGTTCCTTTATATCTGGTCTTTCACCAGAGGAGCTCTTCTTCCACGCAATGGGTGGTCGCGTGGGTCTCATAGACACGGCTGTCAAAACATCGCAGACTGGTTACATTCAACGGCGCCTCGTAAAGGGTCTGGAGGACTTGAAGGTAGAGTATGATATGACTGTGAGAAATAATAAAAACAAGATTATCCAATACTCATATGGCGATGACGGAATCGACCCGATTAGAGTAGAGAGTCAGATTCTACCGCTTGTGAATATGAGTATAGATGAAATATATAGCCACTATCAGATGCCAAGTGATAATATAAAGGACGACGTATTCACAACTTCATATACAAAGCCAACTCTCAAGCGACTTAAAAATCAAATCCCTGACACTAATAAGCGTTGTATGGAAATGATTGATATGATGATTGAATATCGCGATACAATTATCAAATATGTATTTAAGATGCGCGACGATAAAAAGGTAAATATCCCAGTTGCGTTTCAACAGATTATCAATAACGTTCGTGGACAGCAGTATATCAATGTAAATTCAATGGTGGATATTACACCACTAGAGGCACTGGAACTCATAGACAATGGATACAAACGTATCGAGTCATTTCATTATGTCAAACCAACTGACCTATTTAAGATTATGTATTATTATTACATGACACCAAAGGAACTACTAATGGTAAAACGCTTTAATCGCAATGCCGTAGAAATTCTAATTGAGAAAATCGTCCTTCAATATAAGCGCTCTATTATTGCTCCGGGCGAGATGGTCGGAATTATTGCGGCACAGAGCATTGGCGAACCCACAACACAGATGACTCTAAACACATTCCATTTTGCCGGTGTGGCAAGCAAATCAAATGTAACGCGTGGAGTTCCAAGAATCGAAGAAATCCTCTCGTTATCAGAGAACCCGAAGAATCCGTCTTGTACTGTGTTTATGCACACAGACCAAGAGGAGAATCAGGATAACGCACAAAATATTATGAACAAGATTGAAAATACAACACTTAAGAGTTTGGTAAATTCAATTAAGATTTGTTTTGATCCTGACGACCTAAACACATTGATGACGGAGGATAATGAACTAATCGCACAATTCAATGTGTTCGAGAATATGCTTAATACTTGTGGAAACACCAATAAGGATGAATCTGAAAAGTCTAATTGGATTATTAGAATGGAACTGAATGCTGAAAACATGTTAGATAAAAACATTACGATCGAAGATATTAACTTCGCAATTAAAAACGTATACTCTGACGAGTTGGATTGTCTATTTAGTGACTACAATAGTGATAATATCGTGTTTAGAATTCGCCTGAATAGTGTAATTAAGAAAATCAAAGATAAGAATAATAATACAAAACCACTCGATCAGTCAAATGAAATATACCTTATTCAGAATTTCCAGAATCAGTTATTAAACAATATGGTTCTTCGCGGTGTAAAGGATATTGACCGCGTGATTCCTAGAAAAATTACCGATAGCGTAATTGAAAAGGATGGAAAATACAATAGGAGAGATATATGGGTATTGGACACAGTCGGGACTAACCTCCTTGATTTGCTTAGCATTGACTATGTGGATACGACGCGAACCATCACGAATGATATTCAGGAGATTTACCGCGTCTTGGGAATCGAGGCGGCGAGACAAGCTATATTCGATGAGATTTCGGAAGTGATTGAATTTGACAGCACATACATTAATTATCACCATCTCAGCCTGCTTTGTGACCGTATGGCGTGTAATGACAAGATGGTGTCAATATTCAGACATGGAATCAACAACGACAATATCGGACCAATCGCCAAGGCCTCCTTCGAAGAGACACCTGAGATGTTCCTTAAGGCGGCGCGACACGCGGAACTAGACCCGATGCGTGGCGTCTCGGCGAATGTCATGTGTGGACAGGAGGGATATTTCGGTACAAGCGCGTTTCAGGTTCTCCTTGACCTAGACAAGTTCACGGAGATATCTGCCGAGAATTGGAGTGACGATAGCTCGCAGAAAATCATAGACGAGGGGTTCGGTGACCTGGCTTATAATGATGATCCGTGTTCTATATCAAAGTTGTCTGTTTCAAATAACATCCAAAATATAATTACAACCAATATTGGCGACGATAATGACTACGATGTTGGATTTTAAAGAATTCAAAACAATATAAATATTACAAAATAATAATACTATGAATAGTTTTAGTATTATTATATCTACATTATTAGAATGTTTATCCTTTAATGAGAATGGTTATATTATAAAAGCGGAAAATCACGCAACCGAATATGTGTGTAAATCTTTTTTATCAGACGATAAATTTGACACATTTGATAAGAATATACTTAATCCATATTTTATTACAGGAGATATTAAAGAAAAACATTATGAATGTTTTTTTAAAGCACAGAATATATACCATATTCTTTGTCGTGTTGTTAGACGCTATAAAGTATCCAAATCAATTAGATTTGATTCGACTACAGATTTGTGTTTAAATGACATTAGTAATATATCCGCACTATCTATCGTTAAATTATATGTGGATAATACGCGGGTGTTGTATACGTTTAGAATATCCGACTTGATACAGCTAATAAATGCGGCTCTAACATATAATTCTGGTTTTTTTGCTGAACCTCAAACTATTAAAAATCCTTATACAAACATACCGTTTACTAATACAGAGTTATATAACATATATTACTCAATTAAATATAGCCATTTTGAAATGCCATACTTATTTCAGCAGTATTTAAAACATGATTTTTCGCTAATCAAATTTACATATTTAAACGAGCAAATGTTGCGCGAAATAGCAATTGACGATTATTGTAAATCCGCCACGAATAGACAAAAATACACTCAACTTATTAAAATGCTTGTAGAGTTCAGCAATATATTCAATCCTTCAAACATTGATCCTGATTTTCCAAAAGAGAAACTCGTAGTCGCCTTTTCACATTTATTAATAGACTATGTTACGTTCTCGTTTTCGCTCATATCTGTTCTACAAAAAACAGCTAAACAAAAAATAAGACGCGACCTCACAGAATTTAAGAAATATAATCCGATGTATGGTAGAAAATTACTGGTTAGACAATACAAAGGTAGTGGCGATGAGCCATTTGTATTTGGTGATAAAACGCGTTCATATACCATAAAATATCGGTTTATAGATACAGTAATTACGAGACCTCCAGATAGATTAAAAAAACGGAGAGATATAAAACGTCCCAATCGCATCAATTTAAATACATTGGTTAGACGTCCACTTCATAACAGTAGACAAAATATATCTAATACGGAATTAGATCAGATGTTTTCGTTTCCAATAATACGCCAATCAGAAAACATAATTACTGGAACTAATAATATTACAATTGATAGTATATCCCACAATGATGAAACAGACACAGATGCCGAATCAGATGCCGAATCAGATGCCGAATCAGATGCCGACCCGTCTATTGTCACGTTACTGGATAATTCTAGTAGCGACGATTCGTCTACATAATATATTATACATTAACCTTTTATAGGTTAACTTTGGCTCAACGTTAAGCGTCTATTTTTTTTCTTGGCAGTTGGTTTATTAGGTGTATTTGGTTTATTAGGTGTCTTTGATAAGTCATCCATATTAAACATTGATGTGTAGTTTTTAGTTTTTAAAGGATTAGCAATATCATATGTATTTGTCTTTATATATTCATTTGTAACCTCTTTCTCAATGTCAACAAAATAATCCTTATTTAACAGTGTCTGCATCAATACAATCTCATCGTCACCAAGGTTATATCCAATATCACCGAGAGATAAAAATGATTTAGGTTCAAAAATAAATGTCTTTATTCTATTAAATCGCAGAAGTTCATCTGCCAATTTACCAAAGTAGATTGTCTCATTATCTTGCTTATTTATGAGATTTTCCTTTGGAATCATCATCTGTTTCTCTTTTGTTGAATCGTTAATAATACAGTATTTTGTATCTAACAAATCATCGTTTTTATAACAACTAACTACATTATTAATATCATTAATAACTTCTTTTGAAATAACCGAAAATTTAAAATATTTATTTGTCATAGTTTTAAGTATGTTAATAATGGCGCGCAATTTTTTATTATATAGCTTATCCGAAGCAATGATAGCCTCAATCTCGGTTCTACTCGATTTGTGGTTATGTTCACTAAGCATGATGCGAATAGTATTACGGAATATTTTGTAAAACCCAGTTTCAAGATTAATTTTTTTGATATATTCAATACGTTCAATATCAACGCTGGAATCTGTGCTTATAACTGTGTCGATTTCGTTGAAATTATTAGTTGTAATCGTTTTGTTAATACCTTTATAATTAGTGTCAATGTAGTCATCTTCGGGATAAACTGGGACAAACTGATTCGTCTCTGTTATTATACCAACAATTATACCGTTCTCCTTTACATTGACCAATGGTTTACACAATATCTTATTTGTTTTGCCTTTCACCTCAAGTAAATAGTCTATGGTTTTTTCATACGTTTCACCTATAATCGTATTAATCCAAATATATTCTATATCGTCATCATTTACAACCATGGGTGCGGATGGATAGCAAGGCAATATTCCAACCTTCCCATTATTATCTACCTTAACAGCTATAACCTTACCATCGTAGTTAAATACTTGTCCTATTATTTTATATTTTATATTTTTTAATTCTCTCACCAGCGCAGATAATATGATATTTTTTTTGAATGTATATACACCACTCATACTTTCCAGCGATTTACATTTTTCAAAAGATTTTTTTATGATTGAAATTGTGGTTTTAATATCTTTGAATGATTCAGTATTCATATTTATCCTGGTTTCTAATTTAGGTTCCTTCACACTCTGTTTATATTCACCTATGATTTCGAAATACGTGTAATCGTTTTTTTTTCGTCTTATTAAAATAACAGTATCTTTATTTTCATCATAGAATTGTTCTGAATAATTATTAGAGGGACATAGAATCTCAACCTTATCGCGCATATCGTCTTCTGGAATATTAATTATTACCATATTTAATCCATTTTCAAATAATATATTTGACTTACATACTAAATCCCATAAATATGTATGGTCTATTATATATTTGTTGTTATTATTTGGGTCTAAATATTTTTTAAAATTTTCGTGAGCGCTAATAATTTTTTTAAATAATATTTCTTGTTTAACGTCACCTTCCTTTCTATACGCGTTGTTTAATTTATTATATATATTGGATTTTTTGAACTCATCGTTAATATCAACCTTGTTTGTATTAGAATCTGCAAATATTGTAATTAAATTTCCATTTTGTAAGGCAATGAAAATATCATATGTAAGCTTTTGAATTAATATCATTTTCATTTGACTAATAGATGTTTTCTCTCTATTTGGTTGGTTTAATTTATTTAGTTTTTCTAATTCTTTTTGTTCAAACTCCTTGTCTGCTGTAGGGTTTTCTTTTCTAATCTCTTGTAACAATGGGTTTAATAATTTTAGTGTTTCCTCCTTACTTCTCTCTCTAGTATCAAATAAGAAGGCAATACACGCAATGAATGAATTTGTATTTGCCATACGCTCTTCGTTACGATGTAATCCAATTCTGACAATACATGAATGACCTTCTTTTATATAATTACTATCGCTAATTTTACAATTTTTATTATTAGCCTCTAAAAATTTGTCTATTGATAATTGGAGATATCCTAATGTGTATTGGTTTTTTTGATTAACATCTATTACCAGTGGGAAACTTTCTGATGATTTAATATACAATTTATTGTTCCTGTTTATCGAACCATCTATTGGTTCCGTGTCATCTATTGGTTCCGTGTCATCTATGGGTTCCGTGTCATCTATTGGTTCCGTGTCGTCTATTGGTTCCGCGTCGTCTATTGGTTCCGTGTCGTCTATTGGTTCCGTGTCGTCTATTGGTTTTTTTATTATTTTTAACTTTTTTATTGGTTTTAACTTTTTTATTGGTTGAGGGTCCTCATCATTTGTCTGTTCGTCTCTTTTAATTTTTGGATATTTTCCACATTTATCTCTAAGAATGTTTTGAGCATTACTAATATTTTCACCACCAAAACAACAAGGTACGCACATACCCTTATTCTTTTCCGGTTTCAAAAATCCAGGATACTGTTTTTTGTAACCAGATTTTTGACTAAATTCGAATATTGATTCGCCTTTTGATATGACATTCTTATGTGTTGGGATTATTTTACCATATTTTCCAGACTTTGCTTGTTTCTCGGTGAGACTGACATTGTCTTTTAAACTCCAGTAGCGAGGACATATATACCAATGTTTTTTATTGGGGTTACTTCCATATTCTAGTGCATCAGTATAGGAACCAGGTTGCTCTATATCTATCCTTTTCTTTTCGGCATCTGTTAATATAACCGGTTGTCTTTTCCCAGATGACGCACATTGTTTAGAATATGCGTTTATATTTCCTTCGTCTTTAATCCGGAATAGACTTGAGTCGCGGTCTTTCATCCTATCTGCAAAATAATTACGAATTTTACTATCTTCTAGATCAACCTCATATCCAGTGTCATCTATTACATTAGGATTACCCCCCGAAAGATTGGCAACTTCATTTCCACCATTATAACTATCTTCCTCGATACTACCGTCATCGATACTACCGTCATCGCTGCTACTATCGTCATCACTACCATCATTGTCAAATAGATTATTGTCATATTCTACTTCGTTTTCAAAACGTATCGTACCATCCTTAATATTTACTGTTTTAGTTATTTGTTCAGACTCGCTAATTAAATCAATCATAACTGGTTCAGGTGTATCTGTTTTTGCGATGCTATTACATTTACTTTTTAAATCTGGGTTCTGTGTAATACGAATAAAAGCATCCAAATAAAGGTTAATTGTTTTTAAATATTTAGAGTTATCAATTCCAAACGTATCAATTACAATATTGTTTTTATTATCTATATTACTAGGACTTTTCCTCTGTATTTTAACTAAAAATCCAGGGTTATTCTTAATTTTAATTTTTTTGCTGTCAAAGTCATTCTGTGTTATGTCAATAGAGTTTATAAATTCATTGTAATTTGCTATTGCGTTCTTATTTGATATACTGAAATTTGCTACTATATTTTCTATAATCAGATCGTGTGATAATCCCTTATTAATCAAATCCATAGTTAGTGCTTCTACTGCGCTCATCTCGTCGTAGTTTTCTACACGCTTAAATCGCATTTTAATCCCTTTTGAAATATCAAAGTTAGAAATAGTGAATACTCCAGATATACAATTGTTTACTGACTCAATATTTAGCTTTCTACTAACAGGTATCTCTACGTGATAGTCTATATTGTTAATCTCAACATTTTCATCGTGTATAGTTACAAAATTATTCATATTATATCCACCCTGCGATATATAACTTCTAATCTTATCAATGATTGGATTTGCAGCATCCAGAATAATCTTATCAATATCATCAATATCAGTGAATCCGTCTATTTTAATATTAATATCTCCGTTTGAATTAAATTCGCAGACAAGATTTCTTGAAATATCGTTGTATGTGAATTGCGTGTAAACTGCCACTGACTTTGTTTTTCCAATATCCTTCATCAGTCTGAAAATGTCTTTGGGTTGTAAAGTGGGAATTTTCTTACCGTTCGTTGCGGTATATGATGTGTGAAGACGATACATTTTCTCTTGACTTTTCCCTGGGTTATACTTTGTGAGAGGAATATCCTCGGTTGTGTTAATCAATTTAAATACCACATCCAGAGGAAGATTAAACGATGAAGGTGGGTGTAATACTAAATCGATGGAGGTAATACCTTGTTTTACGTAATCCAATTCATCTTCTACTTTACCTGTGTTATGAATGTCTATCAAGAGGTTGATATTGTGCTCTTTTACCATAAATCCCTCTGATACCATATTTTTGCTGGCAAATGATAGCGAATCATTATTTGATTCAATCATTGCCAGTGATGTAATGTTCTTGTCAAATAACTTTGGAAAGTAAATTTTTATACAACTCTCTTCTGACAAATTTTTATCATTCGTTGTGGCAATTACATCCTTTGTCAGGCACATATAAATAATATCGTTCTCAAAATCACCAAAGTTCATTAAAAGACTATTGTTTGTGGTAGTAGTCATGTTTTCTTGACTGTTATCTAATAGTTCTCCTATTTCGGTAATATCGTATGGGTTAACAAAATACGGATAATTTGTATCCTTCACTACTATCTTCTGATCAATTGATTTATTTGTAATGTAAGAATCCTCTGTTAATTTGAGATTTATAATATCATCATATTCATAAACCTCTTTATTTTCAAGGGTGTTTATTAGTTCCGATTTATTAATATTGTGTAAATATTGTTCTAAGTGAAGCCTAATTAGGTCATATGAGTTGTTTTGTGTGAGATTTTCATATATTTTTTCAGGGATTTGTGGTCTACTATGTTTAATAAAAAGGTATATCTCATAAAAGGAAAAATCAATATCATCATTATTCGCATATAGTATTTTGGTTTTAATTGTTTCAATCGTATCATCATTGTGGATTTTCATATCAACAAACTTAACGGTAGTGCCCTTCTCTTTTAAATCTTTTAACAGCATAGCAGAAAATACGTCTGTGAATAATTCATCGTTCTTATCATTTTCGAATCTATTCTGTAATTGTTCGGCTTCATAATCAATGTTCCGTATCTTGCTGCCATAAAATACATATAGTGTTTGAATCTCGTTATTTTTGAGATGTGCTACTTTATATATTTGAGACATATATATATAAAAATATACTACATTATTTTATATTATGAAATACAAAATAATAGCTGGAATGTGTCAAAATCGTGGAATTGGAAAAGATGGAGTGTTGCCCTGGAAAATAAAGGAGGATATGCAATTCTTCTCTAAACTTACCAAGGGTAATGGAAACAACGCTGTTATTATGGGTAGGAATACATGGGAGAGTTTTAATGGCAAACATCTGAAAGATAGAGATAATCTAATAATATCATCATCATTAACCATAGACGAGGCGAGAGAAAACGACAACGTTGTATCATTCAAAACCATTGCTGATATAACCGAGTTTTGCGAAAATAATAATTACGACGATACATGGATAATTGGTGGCGAAACAATATATAAGCAGTTTATCGACAATAATCTATCAACTGAGGCTGTCATTACCTTTATTAATAATAAATTCGATTGTGATACTTTCTTTCCTACACTTGATAATAGTAAATGGAAAATAACCAATATTGTTCCTATGAAAACTACACAAAATTATGATGTTCAAATATGGAGCATTGTAAAAAAATAAATTTAGGACTAAATAATTAAATGTCACTAATCCAGACACACTATTAATACCCCTTAATTATCTCGGTGTATTCAGAAGGCTTGTTATTCTCAATAATGTATCTGAATGAGTCAAACCGTGAAAGGTTTTTTTTATTAAATACAAGTTCTAAATTACCAAGTAATATATTGTAGATGAATCTTTTGATTATAATCAGCGTGTCGCGGTCATACTCGTCACCGGTTGACCTAGGTGCCATTCTATTAATCGTAGACATTCCATTACCCTTAACTAGGGTCTGATATAGAAACCATAAAGACCAAGTATGGCAAAATATATTTTGTGCGATATAGTTGTGGTGGGATTCAGATACCCCACACGCGGTTTCGAATGTTTTCTTATTTACAACTATTTTATCAGGATTGAATGTTGTAATCAAAATATTATACGTTTCAGTCGTCTTATAATCATCGTCGATTGCTGAGTCAAAATACATAAGTGTGCCATTATCATAGACATACGACACATAATGGTCTTGGTTTGCATCAGGAAAATCATCATTTGGGATTGGAACGGCTATCAACCCGCATATTTTGTTCCCCTTCTCTTGTTCGGGGATTTTACTTCGGAATAATGGAACTACAAATGAAACAATATCGTTGATATCATTAAGGTCAATTTCTTCAATGGAATAGGCATCGCTATTAAGAGTGTTTGTATATGTATCGCCTTTTTTAACCTCATAATCCATGTATTCGGTATGAAAATAACAATACGGAACTAAGGTTACATTACAAACATTACCCAATAGTTTAATTACGTGGTTCGTCATGCTTGTGCTATGGAGTATATCAGCATATATTTCTGACGCCTGTAGAATTGGATGTTCTGTTATATCTTCGGTATTCATTTTTATATATAGATATTTCTAATTAAAATCTCTATATATCATTTCAATTATTTACAATTACTAAATCATAAATCATAAATCATAAATCATAAATCATAAATCAAAATACGGATTGTCTACGATACTAGTTCCACAATAACGTTTACTTTTTTTCTTGTAGTCTTCGGGTATGTATATCTTTATGGTATCGGCCTCTTTCAATAGGAATTTAAAATTGTTCCAGAATTCTTCCGTATGTCCAATACTCTTAGTGGCTACGTGTGACAATTCGTGGAGCGCAACAAACATCAGAGTGTTCTCGTCAATCATGCGGCTACCTTTCTTCTTCTCTGTATTTAGACAGAATGCGATCTTCTCTCCCTTATTTTCACTGTATGCGGTGTATTCGCTGGTTGGTAACGTCTCACTTATTTTTTTAGGATTGTATCCCTTTACAAGACGTTTAATATTCTCTCTATCTGGATATTTGTCACCTACATATGTAACGAGTTTATTCATCTTAAGGTTAATCGTTGCTAATAAATCCGCGGCGAGTGTTAACTTGCTCCGCTCTCGAACACAATACCGCTTACCATCAACATCCGAAATGATACATTTTAAATTTAAATATTCGGATTCCTGAAATATGCGGTATGCTATTATCAAGACAAAAGCTATTAATATGTAACCTAAAATGTTGATTTTCATATATACTTAATCAATATTTTAACAAATAATCACTGGATATCTAGGCAATTTTGAGACCGATGGTATCCTGCTCGTGGGTGCTCTGTCCCCACGGACCAACGTCCACCTTTTGAATCATCGGATCCGCGCGGAGTTGTAAATTGGCATTGCCTCTGGAACCACCAACAGTGTCAATCCCGATATGGTGTCCTGCACTGAGTAGGTTGTTGTTGTTCATGTCACCTGCTTCGGCGTGCGGTGCCGAGTTAGGAAGCAGTTCGTTGTGCGTCGGGGTGTCCATCCCACCCACCTGAGCATCGGTCGCAGGAGCGCTCGGCTGGACGGTGGCGTAGGTGTCCTCACCACCACCCGGCGCGCCCTCGGGAATACTTCCCGGTGCCATTTTTTGTGGAGACGTACCACTGTGCATATTATCGGTTACATTCGATTTACGCTTGGAGAATTGGCTAATAGCAACAATAAGAACAAATAATCCTAAAATAGCAATTAAGTGGTTTGCTTTGATGAACTTCTTCAGATTTTTTAACAACTTCATTATATAAATTAAAAAATAAAAAAATAAAAATTTTTAATAAATTCGCATACTTTTTGCTAAAAAGAGTTTAATTCTTCGTCTGATGAATATTCTTCGTCTGAAGAATCTACATCATCAAGTAAATGCTGTGTTTTAATTTTTTTGGCATCTAAAAATGCCTCAATCGCGGCCTTCCGCATACGCTTAGCCTTTGCGCGGGCAGCCTTATATATTTCCGCGTATATTTCATTTGGTTCTTTAATCGAAACAGTTTCACTATCGTCAGGCTCAATTGTTATTTCTTCTAAATCATTATTTATTTTTTCTAAATAATCCTGTTCCTCTTGAACATAATCATAATCTAATATTCCTTTCGATTGTTCATGATTAATAGGTGCTTCGACGACCGGAGGAGGTGCTTCGACGACCGGAGGAGGTGCTTCGACGACCGGAGGAGGTGCTTCGACGACTGGAGGAGGTGCTTCGACGACTGGAGGAGGTGCTTCGACGACCGGAGGAGGTGCTTCGACG